TCTGCTGCGCCTCACGCAATCGCTTGCACATCGTTGATATGCTAACATGGTGCGATGCCATCATGCCACAATGGCATTCCACATCGATCTCTGGTGGTGTCGGTCTGCCGCAGGTCGGGCAATCCCACCCGTCGGCATCACCAGTTGGCGAAATCAAGCATTCGGTTTTTTTGTTCATGTTTTTTGTTTTTTCGTTTTTTCCATACAATATGCGCCCACCCCGGACGATAACCCCAAGCCTGTCCTAGTCTTTGCAAATCCTCATATGTCCTGGCAAGCGCAATTTGTTGCCGGCGCGGAAGTGTCGTTTCGTCCAACTCGACCAAATCCCCGTCCACCTCTTCAAGTTCCCGTCCTTTTTTCTCGTATTCAAAGCCGCATTCCGGGCAGGCTTGCAAGTTCGGCTCATGGCAGCAATAGCACTCCGGACATTGCTTAACATCAACAGATTCTCCCTTGTTGATTTGACGCTTTGCCCGGTCTTCAAGCGTCCAATCCCTGACGCTATGAGCCAACCCGTGCCGGCGGAGGTTGCCAACATGGTCGATGATGATCGCATGATCCTTGCTTGGAGCAGGGCGCAAAACTCGCCCGATTTGTTGGAGATGCAACCCAAGGCTTTGCGTAGGACGCAATAAAATCGCCCCGCCGACAATCGGAACATCGAACCCCTCATTGATGATTTCGCATGAGGTGACAATTTTCAATTCACCATTGCCCAATGCCTCCACCCGGCTGCGTCGCTCCCTGGAATTTAAGCTGCCATCCAAGGTTGCCGCGTCATAACCGGCCCGGCAAAATGCTTCCGCGACATTCCGCGCATGATCCCGGCTAACGCAAAATGCAATTGCGCTCATGCCGCCGGCATATAAGGCGTAATTCTCGACCGCATCACCAATGATTTTTGATTGATTCATCACCGAATCCAGGCCGGCAATGTCGAAATCGCCCAATTTAGTTTTCACGCCGGTGAGATCCGCGGTTGTCGGTGCAAAGTATTTTGCCCGGCTCAAATGCCCCGCTTCCTGCAATTCCAACACACTTGGCCCATAAACGATTTGCTCGAATACGGAACCCAACCCTTGCCCGTCCAGTCTTTCAGGCGTTGCCGTCACTCCGAGCAACCTGGATTCCGCGTATCGGTCAATCACTTGCCGCCAGGAACCCGCAACCGCGTGGTGTGCCTCGTCAATGACTATGAGATCCGGGGCAGGCATTTTTTCCATGCGTCGGATCAACGATTGGACGGAGGCAAGCTGAATGCCGTGCGAAAAGTCCGGCTTTACCCTCGCAGCAACCAAACCATGAGGTACATCAAACGCCGCAAGCGTCCTGCTGGTTTGATCCAGCAATTCTTGACGATGCACAAGAATAAGCGTCCGGGTTCCACGGCTCAAAGACTGCTGCGCGATGTAGGAAAAGCAAATTGTCTTCCCGGCCCCAGTTGGAGCAACGGCAAGGACGCGTTTTCGTCCCTGCCGGTATTCGTCCCGGATCGACTCAACCAAATCTTCCTGATATGGACGGAGTCTAACCATAAACAATCACCTTGCCTTTTTCGGTAAGTAGCCACCCGCCATTCACGCGGATAAGCAGTCCTTTTTTTGCCAATGTCCCAAGCCTGGTTGCCATGATCGGACGCAAAGTCCCTAGTTCCGCGCAAAGTTCCTTGGTCGTCTTCCCGTCGGCGTGAAACAATGCCGCAGCCTCCGAGGTGCCAATAATCCCGGACAATTCCCGGAGCTTTTGCGCAATTGCCAGGCGTTTCAAAACCGGCAAAGCCTTGACCGGATCATTCCAATCCACGCAAAACCTCCTTTGCCGTTTTAATTGGAGTTGCGCCAGGTGCGCCAATTCTCAACCCGGTTGTCGTTTCGCCGGCCTTGCCGCCTGGTTTTCGAATGCCGTCTTGCACATACAGGGAAACAGATTTTCCCGCCCAGTTTTTAACATCCGCTCCAAAAAGCCTGGAAAGTGCCTTTCGATTCGTTGCGTTGAGGATAAGTTGTTTCGGGATTTTCTCAAACCCAACCGCAAACAACATTTTTTCCTTCCGTCCCGCTTCAAGCTGAACATCTTCATGTTGGAAAACACCGGAAATTTTCACTTCCTGCGGTGAGATGCCCAACAAGTCTTCCGAACCCAACCAGGGGGAAGCCTTCATGCCCGAAACTTTGCCTTTGTATTCTGTCGATTTCATTTTTTTATTATAGAATGCTGATTGTTTGAACCCCTGCATGATAGCCCGGCCAAGTGTCGGTCGCTAGGCATTCGGCGTAAGTCTCCAAATTCCGCCTGGACGCGTCCTCACCTTCCTGCAATGTGTCCGGATCTAACATATAACACCCAACCGCGAAAGGCGGGTCTTTCTCGACGGCAACGAATACCATCGGCATTCCACCAGTTCCCCAGGCATAAAATGCCGCCTGGACATGATACCGGAATTGCCGCACACTCTTGACGAATCCAGGCCCGGCATCGGTCGTGGTTTTGAGGTCAATGAGTATCTCATTATCAAGTATCGCATCGGGCCGGCATCGGCAGGCAACGCCGGTTTCATTGTCCGTCCAAAAGGTTGACGCTTCAACTTGTGAAATCCGATTGAGCAATTTTTTTGCCATCGGGTGAGCCTGTACCGCATCACGAATTGCAACAATCCTGGAATGCTCTTCGCTTGTCATCAGTTCCTTTCCGGGGTTTTCGGCCAAAAACTCGCCCCATGCCGATTTTCCTGCACTTGTCCGCCTATCCAGGGCAGGCACAACAACGCAATTTGCCGCAAATTCCGCGGGTTCCAAAACCGCAAGATGGGTCAGACTTCCAACCCTCATTGCCGGCGTTTGCTCCGTGGGGTTTTCCCTGGCCCATTTGTAATGCGCCGGGCTTTTGTTTATGAGATCCAACCCGGATTTCGAGATTCCGGGGGATGCGTGGTATTCTTTATTGTTCATGATTTGTCGGGTAAAAGGTTTCGAAATCAATTTCGTTTTCGTCGGGGGCAAAGTCGCATTCCGAGCATCCAATCCAAGCCGGCGTTGGGGGTTCCCAGTAGCTCCCGGAATCCCCCAAATCCCATTCGATTTTTCCGCCGCATCTAGGGCAGGGATCATTTTTCCTCAATTTGTCCATGCTTTTGCTTTCTGTGTTTTTTCAGTAAAAAAGCGAATCTTTGCCGGCTCAAAAGGATGGTTGCCCGGTCAAACTCTTTCAATTGGAGCGCAAGCAATTTCGGAGCAGGCCCACCAATTGAACAAACGAATTGCTCAAATCCGCTTGAGTTTTCCCCGATGACATAAAGCCGGCCCCAACATTTAGTGCGCGTCGATTTCATTTCTCCACCCCCTCGACATACGCTTTGAAAACTTCCAGGTCGCTTTGCCCACCAAACACCCCGGAGGAAATGCAAATTGCAATCAAAACCAGGACAACAAACGCGATGCCGTAGCAAACGCCCAATTTTTCTTCCTCATTCATATTTTTTCGGGTGCTTTGCTTAATTATGAGGGTGCTTTGGTTAATTATGCGGGTGCTTTGCTTAATTATGCGGGGCGGAAGGTCGGAGCCATTGAGTAGTTCTCCGGGCGAATCATTTCTTCCCCGTTGAAATTGTGGATTTTCGTGCGGCGAGTTTTGCCGAGGTATTTAATAACCGCGGATTTTTCGGTGCGGCTCAAAACTTCCAAAGTAAAAATGCAATCGTGATCGCAAATGGAACGGGCGGAAAGGGTGCTGCCTGCAATAATTTTTTTCATATTTTTTTGGTTCGGTTTGGTTTGGGTTGCCTGCTGGCAACGAATTGAATCTGACAGAAAGTGAGATTTTGTAAAGAATTATTTTCGTTTTTTTTCAGGATGGGAGAGGTTTCCCGTCTTGCGATGAAAATTCCATGAATGAAATAGTCGTTGTGGGCTTTTGTCCCCGGTATTGTCCGCCGGTGTTTGTGATTTTTGCGACATATTGCCTGCCCTCAATAAGGTTGATTTGGGCGAAAAAAGCCTTTGGAGTGTGCGGCATTTTCCCTTCAAAATACCAGGTGCGAACATTCACGCCGCGGCCTTGAACATTCAAAGTGTGGGGGGCGTGTTCGGTGACTTTATCAAATGCCCACCTTGCGACGGACGGAAGTTGAAGAGTCGAAAAGAAAAATGGGAGTGTGGATGCTTTCATTGGTTCTGATTTGGTTCTGCCTGCTGGCAACAAGAAGACAATCGCGCATTTCCTCGAAAATGTAAAGAATTATTTTCATTTTTTTTTCCTAGGTTTCATGCGGGTTCCAGGCGAAAACGCGGGAAAATAGGGAACGGAGGGAACGGGGCTTGTTCCCGCGCAACCGGTTGACGCTTAAAGAGTTGGGCGTTGGTAACGAAAGTTACAATTTTTGCTACACATCTCTCTCTCTCTCTCTCTCTCTCTCTCTCAATATATATAAATAAATATGTTATTTTGTTATTATTATATAAAGAGGGCGAAAAACCCTTTAAAACAAGGGGTTTTCGCGGGAACAAGATTTGTTCCGTTCTCGTTACTTGGTAACACAAACAAAATGCTTTACAAAACCCAAAAAAAACACTTAATCATCACCCGTGCTTTCGCAGTCATACACGCCGGACATGGCATCACTCATTGATACCGAAGAAGAAATTGTCGCGGATGATCTAGGAATCACGATTGACCAGGCAAAACGCGTCATTGCATATGCTCAAAACCTGGCCCGAAGACAACAGGCGGAAATCCTCGCAAAGGTTGTCGGGCTGCTCTTGACCGGAAAAAATCTCCCGGTTCAAGTCCACTCTCTCGCAATTGCCTTTGGCCTTGACGAGTTGAACGGGGCGCATTCACAATCCGAAATCGCCAGAAAACTAGGCGTGACCCGCGCACTCATTTCCCACTATGTCATCGGATGGCGTGACATCCTCGCCGGCGGCGTTGGGGGATTTGATTGCACGAAATACCGGAAAAAAAACCAGACCCGGACAATTTACGCGGAAAAAGCCAAATCGGAAACAATACAACAAAAGCAAAAACAATATGCAGCTTGCACAATACAAACCGGAGAAAATTGAATTCAGCCAGGAGATAGGGCGCGACGAATGGGCCGATATCCACAAAAACATTTTGCTTGCCCGTCACGCAAGCCGGCGTTGGCTCAAACAGTCGCGTGAATTTGCAGAATCCAAGTGGGGCGCGGAATATGTCGCAAGCGTTGAAGTCCAGGCCGAGTTTGCTTTCAATCTTCCAGCACCGAAAGAAAAGCCGGCATTGAATCCGGAGGACAAAAGCAAAGCAATCGTGACAATTGAGGGAATCTCGCAATCTTTCGCCATGTGGTCACGCAAAATGTCCGGCCAGGTCGAGCAATGGGACAAGGTGAGACTGGAAAAAGCGTTGGAGTTGCTGGAACCTATGGAAAAACAAGCGCAACGCATCCGCGAACTTCTCAAATAATACCCCCCCCGCAAGGAATCTCTTTGCCAACCGGCCCATCGAAGATGCGCCTCCACTCCAAACAAGATTCATGCGCCGGCCCGGATTTTACCTAAACGCACAAAATGGACGATAGCGTTGCAATTGACCTCGACTCGCTCTTTTCCCGCCAGGAAACAAGCGACACCTTGGAATGTCCAACAATCGCGGAAAAGCCGGGCATGATAAAACGCCGGTTGAAGCGTGAAATGTTCAACAAAGACCGAAAAAAGGTCATGTCGGAAATTGTGGAAAGGTTGCCGGAGCCGGGGGAATCGTTCCACATAATGACCAACGGGAAATTCGATTTTTACGATGTGATCCCGCGGGTTTTAGAGATTGGAAAGATGCACGGGGCGAAAGTATCCGCCGCAACATGGTGTTGCAATCGCCGGTGCGCGTTGGATTTGCTCGACCTCATCAAAACCGGGAAGATTGCCCAAATGGAATTGATCGTCGGTCTTTATCTGAAGCGACGAGAGCAGGCAGTTTTTTCCGCCCTAGCAAACGGGTTTATTGAATACGGGCAAAAACTACTGGCAACCGAATGCCACGCAAAAGTCATAACGATAGAACATGAAAAAAACCGCTTCACCATCGAAAGTTCCGCCAACTGGACAAGCAACCCCCGAATTGAGCAATTCGCAATCATCAATGACCAGGGATTGCATGATTTCCATCGGGAATGGATCGGAGAATCTTTCAACCGGTCAAATCAGCAATGACGACGCGAAAAAGTTGATTCGCCTGGCAACAATTGGCGCAAGTCGCATAGAATTGACAGAGGCAATGTCGAGTTGGGAACCCGACCAGGCGGCGACCGGTTGGCGGATCATCGCGGCGTATTTCTCGACCTTGGGCGAAGTAAACCCAAAGATCGAAACGGGGAAAGCCCTTGCCCGATATGAATTTTTGATGGGGCAATGCGTAAAAATCCAGGACTGGAAGGGCGCATTGGCGGCACAAAAGGAAATTGACAAAATCACAACCAGGCTTGCTTGATGGACTATGAGAAACTAGCGCAAGATGCGGCAAAGTCCGTTTCGATCAATTCCGTTTCCGGAAAGGAAATGACGGAAATTTTCGGAATCACCAAAGGCCGGGTTTCTCAACTTGCCAAAGAAGGAGTTTTCATCCGGGCCGGCGAGACTGGATATGACCTGAAGGAATGCGTCAGGAACTATTTGCGCTTGAGCCGAACCGCGGCGGCATCCGCTCCATTGATAAAAGCAAAAGTCGCCAAGGCTGAAGCGGATGCCAGAGTTGCAAAAATCGCCGCGGACATAGCGGAGAGGGAATCAATAAAGGTTTCCGAGGTTGAATCAATCGTGGAGGACATCGGAGTCACGATCCGCGGAACCTTGCTTTCCATGCGCCAGACATTGCCGGAAAGACTCGCCGGGCTGAATGCGGAAAGCATTGCTTTGATTTTGGATGAGGAGATTGCCCGAATCATGCGGCTTTTGTATGACGCAAGAATCTAAAAAACAGGATAAGAACCTGGAGGAATCCAGGCGGAAGATAAAAAGCGCAATCTTCCGCGTTTTCCGCCCCCCGTCTAACCTAACTCCGAGCGCATGGGCATCGGGCAGGGTGGCGATCGCGGACGGACTAACCCCGAAATATGATGTGGTGAATGCACCCTGGCAACGCGGCCCACTTGACGCAATAGCAGACCCAAAGACAAAAGAAGTGGTGTATCTCGCGCCAATCGGAACCGGGAAAACGACATTCATGGAGGCAGGATTGTCCTATGTGATTTCCGAAGACCCTGGCCCGACATTGCTTGTCGGGCAGACAGACGACGACCTCAAAGATTGGGCAGAAACGCGAATGGATTTTGCGATAAACAACACACCAGAGGTCGCAGCCCTGCTTCCAAAAGACCGGCACAAAAAGCGGAAAATGGAAATCCTTTTTCCGACAATGTCTTTGTTCATGACCGGCGCGAATCTGTCCGGCTTGCAGTCCAAATCTATGCGGCGGGTATTTTGCGATGAGGCTTGGCAATACAAACCCGGAATGCTCAATGAGGCGCGGGGTCGATTGCATGACCGATGGAACCGGCAACTTTTCATTTTATCGCAAGCCGGTGTTGTCGGGGATGACCTGGACAAGGCATGGAAAAATACCGACCAACGCGAGTTCAGTTTTCCCTGCCCGGAATGTGGACTTGTCCAACCTTGGCTTTGGTCAAATGTCATTTTCGACGACAACGAAGAGTTGGACAACTACGGAAGGGCGAAGACCGCAAGGTTGCGTTGCGCGTCGCCTGATTGCGGATGGACTTGCCCGGACGAAATCCAACCGCGCCGAGCATTGGCAGAGTCCGCGGAATATGTGCCGAGCGCAACTGGGTTGCCGGGTCATGCGGGATTTCATTACAATGTCCTGTGCAATTGGCGCAAACCATTGTGGGAATTGGTGTTGCAATGGTTGGAGGCTAAAGCGGCAACTAGAAGCGGGAACATTGACCCGTTGAGACAATTCTTGCAAAAACGATTGGCAGATCCTTGGGAGGAAGATTTGACCGATAACCGGGAAGCACTAGTTGGCAACGGATATGTCACCGCAGAATTTGCCGACGGGAGGCAGATCGAAGAAGAGGCATTTCGTTTCCTTACAATCGACAAACAAAAAGACCATTTTTGGGCCGGCGTGAGAGCATGGAAAGCAAACGGGGAGTCGAAGCAACTTTGGTATGGCAAACTTTTGACTTTCGACGACATCACCGAAACCAGCAAAAAATACAAAGTCAAACCGCAATTCGTCTTTGTCGATGCTCAATATGACACCGACCAAGTTTATTCCGCTTGCGCCCGGATGGGTTGGACTGCGCTTCACGGATCGGGGCAAAAGTCTTTTGCATACAGAAAACGGACTGGGGATATTGTCCACCGGGCATTCACACGCTTCCAGGAGGCAACCGCATCGCACGGGGGGCGGGCTAGATATGCCCATTTTGCATCCGACCGGATTAAGGACATTCTACACGCTCACCGGATCGGAAAGGCCGCGGCCTGGGATATTCCGGACGATGTTTCGCCGGATTTCATCAAGCAAATTGATTCGGAGATAAAAAAAGAGATGCAAAACAGCAAAACCCGGCAAATTGAATACCGATGGGTCAAAACCAGGAACAACAACCACGCGTGGGATGTTGAAGCAATGCAAATTGTGGCGGCATTGATGCTCCGACTCATTCCCGGCTTTGATGTTTGACATTTTCCAAAAAGTTGATGCCGTCCAACGCAAAAGACATTGCCAGGAATCTTTTTTATTACGCAAAAGGCAACCCGCAGCGGATTGCTGCAATCCAATCCGCATTTGACGCGGCAATGACTGGGGCTTTGACCAAGGGCGGGATGGATATGATAACCGCAGCCAGCAAAAACAATGTTTCCATGTCAAAACTTGCCGGCATGAATGAAACAGACCGGCAAAACGCATTGCGATGGGCTTTGCAATACCTTATAGCAGGCTTTGTCCCGTCTCAATCCCGGTCGATTGGTCGCTTTTTCTAACAGACAAACAAAATGGCAATCCTAGATCAGTTCGGCAGGGCGACAAATTACAAAGCGGCACGGGCGGCGCAACATAACTCGCATCGACCCTGGGAACCCGTCCAGAAAAAAGACATTGCCGACCTTGTGCCGGCAAACGACCGGGTCACGCTGCAAAGCCATGCCAGGCGAATATATTTGAATTTTGGGCCTATCAAAAACGCTATCAATCAGCGTTCGATGTATGCGGTCGGCAGGGCTTTTGTTCCGATTTACAAAGGCAAAGATGAAGAGTTCGGTGCGGCAGCTACCAAGTTTTTGACCGATGTATTCTATCGAATCGGGGACACCCGCGGCGGAATGCACGATTTCAAAACAAACTTGTTTGGTTGGTCTTCCTCAATTGATGTAGACGGGGAGATTTTCATTTTACTCACGGAAACGGCAACCGGTTTTCCGCAATACCAGGGGATACCATCGCACAGAATAGCAACCCCGAAAGGCTTAAAAGACGGAGAAATCGTCCGCGGCGGCATCCTCCAGGACGGAATCACCTATTTCCAAAGCGGAGAAGCAAAAGAGTATGCGTTTTGCGACAAAAACGGGAACCTCGACCAATGGCTTGCCGCGGAAAATGTCATTCATTTGTTCGATCCGGAATGGCAATATCAGTCGAGGGGGCTAACTGCCCTGGCCCATTGCATCAACGATTGCCGGGATATGATCCAGTCAACCGAATGGGAAAGGTTGGCGATGCTCCAAATGTCGTCAATTTCGCTCATTGAATACAACGACAATGGCGGCCCGGATCAAGACGACCCGTTCAATTCGCTTGTTGGAACCCCGGACACAGACGCGGGTATGGTTGTTGAATCCCTGGACGGGGGTTCGGTTCGATACTTCAAATCCAATTCCGGCGGGAAAATTGAAACATTGGTGAACAATCGCCCCGGAAATCCGTTTTTGGATTTTCACAACAGACTTTTGAAGTCCGCATTTGCCGGGCTTACCTGGCCGATGGCATTTTATGACGGACAGGCGGCAGGCGGAGGAACCGCGCAGCGCACAGAAATTGCAATGGCTCAAAGGTCAATCGAAGATCGACAAGACCTGCTTTTTTATGCGGCGAAAAGGATCATTGGCTATGCAATCGCAAAAGCTCAAAAACGGGGCGACCTCCCGCCGGCTGCGGATTGGTTCGACTGGGAGTTTTCTACCCCGCCCAAATTGACGATTGATGACGGGCGCATCACAAAAGAATTGGAGGCACTTTGGAAAATGGGGGCTGCGAACATGAGGGACATCGTATCCATGCGCGGTAAAACACTCGAATCGCATTACCAGGAAAGAGCGCAAGAAATCGCATTGCGGAAACTCGCAGCGAGGCAGGCCGAAGAGACATATGGTGTGACCATTGACGACCGAGAGATGGCGATGTTGACACCCAACGAAATGCCACCCGATGCCGCTCAACCTTAAACCGACGGAGGCTATGGCTGCGGAAGCGGCGCGGGGGCTAAAGTGGCGCGAAGAATACAACCGGGGCGGAACCGCGGTTGGCGTTGCTCGCGCAAGGGACATTTCCAACCGAGCCAACCTTTCCGAGTCCACCATCAAGCGCATGGTTTCATATTTTGCCAGGCATGAAGTAGACAAACAGGGCAAAGGTTTTTCGCCAGGCGAAGAAGGCTACCCATCCGCCGGGCGGATTGCCTGGGCTTTATGGGGCGGCGACCCTGGAAAATCATGGGCCGAAGAAAAAGCCCGACAAATTGACAAAGACAACGAAAGCAACGGAATGAAAATTGAAATTCAAAACAAATCGGGAGTTCTAAAACTCAACTCCGGAGTCAACAAGGAATCCGCGGACAAGCTAATTGACGACCTCGACCGGCTTTATGGTCAATCCGCGGTTCTGGCTCAAATGTCGATTGGCGACATCGTTTGTTCGTCCGATGATGCCTTGGAATCCGTCGAAGTGGAAATCAATTCGCCCGGCGGATCAGTTTTTGAAGGTCAACGGATTTACAATGCCCTGCGTTCAATGTCTGCCCGTGGAGTTCAAGTCACGACCAGAGTCAACGGACTGGCAGCATCTATGGGCAGCGTCATCCTGATGGCAGGCGACAAAAAAGAGATGACAGCAGGCAGCCGAATCATGATCCACGAAGCGTCAACGATTGCCGCCGGTGATGCACGGGCATTGCGCCGGCAATCCGAATTGCTTGAAGGTATTTCCGCAGAAATCGCCGGCATCTATGCCGAAAGAACCGGCAACGACGCAAAATCCGTCCGCAAAATGATGATGGAGGAAACATGGATGAACGCGGACGAGGCAAAAAACAACGGATTTGTTGATTCCGTGCTAAAAGACGGCAGAGAATTTGACAAAAACGCGCAAGGCATGACCGGAATCCTTGCAAAACTCTTCCCAGGAAACGACGAGGCAGCGAAAATTGAAGCTGCGATCATCGAAAACGATTCACTCCGCGCCGACCTCGACGCAGCAAACAAGCAAATTTCAGAATTGCAAAACCTTGCCGAAGTCAACGCGACCTTGCAAGCCGACCTTTCAACGGCACAAGCGACAATCGCAGAGCTTCAAGCAAAAGCCGAAGAGTCCGCCGCGGTTGCCGCCGACCTCGAAAAAGCCGCAATCATCAACGAGCAAAAGGTTGCCGAGAAAGCGTCCGAATTGCTCGCCTCGACCGGACACCCGGAACCGGTTGCGGTTGCCGAGGCATCCGAAGAACCAACTTTGCGCGAAAAATACGCAAAACTTACCACCCCCACAGAACGGGCAGCGTTTCGCAAGGCCCATTGGGAAAATCTCATTCAACACTAATCCAAAACCAAAACACCACTATGGCTAACACATTTGCCGCCGACCTTGTCGTTGATTCGCTGCGCGATGCCGCAATCACCACCCTTTCCAGTCGCCTTGCCCCGCTCAATGCGTTCTCGAAAGATTTCTCCGCAGACCAACTCCGCCCCCGTGCGACAATTCAAGTGCCGATTGCTTCCGCCGGTGCTGCCGTCCAAACCAACGCGACCAACTTTGAAAGCGGCGATTCGACGCTTACCAACGCCGCGGTTTCGGTCAATCAATACACCGCATCGTTCGCTCTTTCCAATGCCGAAATCAACCAGGGTTTCCGTATTGAGCAACTCGCCGCAAAGAATCTGCGCCAACTTGCCAACAAGCTGATTGATGTCGCCCTCACCCCTGTGACCACCACAAACTTTGGTTCTGCTGTGGTCGATGTGGACGCGGCAACCGATGTGACCGCAACCAGTTTGAAAACCCTTTGGGGTGCTTTGAAGGATGGCAGCGAGCGCAACCTTGTTGTCGATGGCAGCATCTACGCACAATTTTTGCCAAGCAACCTGGACGGGTTCACCCTCGCCGGCGGCGGACGCAACGCCGGGATTTTTGGTTTCGACGGGTTCTATTTTAACAACCGATGGGACGGAGCCGGCGCGAATATCAAAGGCTTTGCCGCCTCGCCTGAAGCGATTGCCCTCGCGTCCGGTGTTCCGGTTTCCTCGCCGGTTGCCGACGACCTCATTGCTCAAGAAAATGTGATGATTGACGACCTGGGCTTGATGGTGCAAATGTCCATGTGGAGCAGCCGCACGACCCGCAGCCTGTGGGCATCTTATGATGTGATGTTCGGTGCTGCGAAGGGTGATGGCAATGCTCTCAAACTCCTCGTTCTCACTCCCTGATGAGTAGCACGGCAAATTTCGCTCTTGTCAACGCTTCCGGCCAAATCTACCTGGCCGGAAGCTATGACGCGGCAATTGCAGAGGCTAAAAAACAAGGGAAGTGCCGGCTTTACCGGCTTGAACTTGTCGATGTGCTGAATGCAAACAAAGCCGTGGAACCCAAAAAGGAACTCCAGGCCGAGCCGAAAAAGAAAAAGGCGAAATAAAAAACATTTTTTTTCGGGTGCTAAAAACCCGTCGCCTTAACCGGCGGCGGGTTTTTTTGACTCTTGTCCTATGGTATGAGTGAAATTGACGATTTCCTTTTGTCCGGAAATGACCAGGTTGACGGATCACTTGGGACAAAAATGATGTCATGCGACGGGCAGACATTCCAAGTTGTTTGGAACGAAGTTCGGAAATCCTACGAGGGTGCTTTGGGAGGACTCGAAAGCAGCATTCAGGCAACGGCAGTAGCGCAGCCGGGAAGCGTCACGAACCCGGCGGGACTTTTGAAAAAAAAGTGCATGATCGACGGGGACTCGTTCCGCATTGCCGAGGTTTCCGTCGGAAATATTGCCGTCGGATTCACTCTTACCAGCACAAGCGAAAGCAGATGACCTCAAGCATAACCATAAAAGGCGGAGCCGGAAACTTGCAAAAGAAATTGGAAGAGTTCGCAAAAGTCACCGGTAAAACCACGGAGGACGCTATCGACCACCTGGCCGAAATAGCAGGGAAAAAATTGATAAGCCAGGTACAACCATACGGGACAAACGCAAAAATCGGAGAAAAGCTAGCGTCGAGCATTGCAAAACAAGTGCGCCGGGCGACAAGGCACGGGAATGTCATCGGCCAAGAAGGTTCAGCGGGATCAGTTCACGCCAAAAACAGGAACAGCAAAGGCCAAATCCCAAAAGGCCTTTCCACACTTGGAAAATTCAAAAGATCCCCGATCCCCCTGGAGGATGTTTCGGGACTAGTGAAAAAGAAAATGGAAAACGCCGGCATTGCAAAAGGCGCATGGTTCGCAGCGGTCAACCAGGTAAGCGGAAAAAAAATCACCGGTGTTGCAAAATGGATAACCAGGCACGAAAACGCAAACCTTGGGAACTGTTCGAAATCTGGTAAAAATTTAAAGCGAAAAATCACTCTCACAAATTCGACCCCATACATTGAAAAATTACAAACTCAAGATGAGGTCAAAAAAGCCGTGAAATCTAGCTACCCCAATTTCTCGAAATACATGGATAGGGAAATGGAAAAACACATTCAAAAACTAAACGCGTGACAACTTCTCAAAGACTAAAAGCCGCAATCATCACCGCTCTTCAAGCAAACTCGCCAGATCCGGCGATTTCAATCGTTGATGCGAAAATACGGGAGGAAATCCAGTTGCCAGTCCTTGCCGTGGACATTGAATCCGTAGAACCCCATTCGGAGGCTTTGCAGGATGTGGAAAGAATTGCCGCGGTTGCAACTTTGCGCATCCATATCGGCGACGAGGAACCGGGAACCCTTGAAGGATGGACGGATTCCCTCGAAGCTATTTTTGCAGATGAAGAATTGATCAAAAACGAGGGGCAAAGCCTGCTCAAAATATTTTCCTTTGTCTACCAGGGAAGCGTTCAGGCTTGGGACGAAAACATTTTGGAAATCACATTTTCGGCGGAGTCGCTTTGCGCTCGCCTGCCATAAACAGGAAATTTGACATCAGACAACAATTAACCAATCACCACCATGCCAGCAAGTGTCTATACCTCAACCGCCGCCGCAAATTTGGAGTACGGCATCGTCAACGAGACGGGAATTATCCTCACCAATTTCAGTCGAAATGTTCAATCGGTGAAAACCGAGGTTCGTGATGCCGAGAACGATGTGGTCGCAGTCGCATATAGTGGCTTGACCGCTGCCATCACTCTTGACGGATTCATCAACGGATCAACCACTTTTGAGGTCGCCAACGCTTTGACCCTCGCCAACGATACCGACGGATACGGACTTTCTAATGGCACGATCCTTGTCGATAGCGTCAACGAATCGACCGCACAAGGCGAATTCAAGAAGGTGAGCGTGAGCGCGACTCAATACGCGTCGACGATGACCCTCGCTTGATCTTTACCATCTAAAGCCGATGCGCCCCCGGCAGAATAGGGGCGCAATTCTTTAAAATATGAATCAACAAAAATTATTCCATACCTCAAATCTAAAAGCGGCAACCGCACTTTTGACCCTAGGCTTTAAAAAAATTGCCCTTTCCAGGATGATTCGGAAAGACGGGAAAGAGTCCATTGTTTATTGGTTCGAAGCGGAAAACGAAAGCGGACAAAACGCGAATTTCATTTACGAGGGAATGACGACCAAAGGCGCGGAACTCGCGCAAAAAGATCCGGAAAATGTGGTGAACTATCTCCGGGCATTTGCGGCAAACCGGGACGAATTGATTTCCGACATCAAAGCGACCCCACGCATGGTCATTTTTGAGAAGGACGGGCGCAAGGTTGCAATTTCCGAGAATGCGACCGAGGAGACAAAATCACAGATTGCAAAGATGCTGTAAACAACAAACCAAAAAAAAGACATGATTGAACTATTGACAGACGATGAAGCGTTGCGCGTTGAAGGAATGACCGACGGGATCAAAAAGGTCGGCAAATTTAAGTTGCGACCAATGACCCCCGTTAGCCTTTCATGGTGTCAACGAAACCAGGTTTTTGACGACGAAGTAGGCGACCCCCTCCAAAAGACAGCGGCATATGTTTTTTTGCACACGGAGCCGAAAGAAAACATTCGTTCCGTTGTTCACGACCGGCAAAAATTCGCGGATGCCGTGGACGACTGGATGGATCGACACATTCAAAACCACATTGACGATTTGCAGCCATACTCCGACGAAATGACGAAGAGCATTCAAAAGTATCTGTCCGCAATTTCTCACGCTAAAAATCCGAGCATTGGCGACCCGGAGCCGGGAAACTAGCTTCCCCCAACTGGATCGCAAGTTATGTCTGGCATATTGCCAGCATAACCGGTTGGGGGTTTCAAGAAATAATGGAGGAATTGCCCATTTCGGCAGGAATGCAAATCATTGATGCGGATCTATACACGAAGGGCATTCAACGAATATACAAACCAATCGGCAGGCGTTTTGACTCGCGACAACTTATTGACGAAGCATTTTCAAAACTTGACCCATGAGCAAATACCAGGTCGATATTTCCGCCAAAGATGCTGGATATTCCAGCACCATTAAACAGGTCAACGCGTCCACCCGTTCAATGGATGATGCCGTAAAAAGCACGGCATCATCAATAACGGGTTCCTTTGGTTCTATGGTCAAAGCCGGCATTGGCTTTGCAACAGGTCTTGGGGCAATAAAACTCGCCGCTTCCGCAGTCCGGGGAGTCATGGACGGGTTCGGGGATGCATTAGACCTTGGCGGAAAACTGAACGACCTCGCATCCAGGACGGGAGAAACTGCCGGCAACCTAATGGTTTTGCAACGGGCGTTTGAAAATTCCGGCGTTTCAGCCGATAAGGTAGGGACATCCGTAAACAAAATGCAAAAGTTCCTGGACGACGCTTCCCAGGGGGCGAAATCCAACACGGAGACGATGGGCCGGCTTGGGGTTTCCTTTGATGATCTCAAAGGAAAAACCCCATCGGAACAAATGGCGATGCTGGCGCAAAAAATCTCGCTGATCGAAGACCCGTCAGAAAGAAGCGCGTTGGCAATAAAGGTTTTCGGAAAGGCAGGCGGCGAAATGC